TCCAGAGCATTGTCCTAAGGATATGTCATTGGATTACAATGACTATCAGCTTTTTATGAAGCGGTTGCGTAAGCGTTTTACTGGGAAAACGATACGCTTTTATATGGCAGGTGAATATGGTGAATCTTTTGATCGTCCTCATTTCCATGCTTGTTTGTTTGGTCTTGATTTTCCGGATAAGAAAATATTTAAGAGAACGCAGACTGGCTCTATCCTCTATACGTCAGAGATTTTGGAAGAATTGTGGCCGTTTGGCTATTCTTCAATTGGTGATGTTAATTTTGAGTCTGCTGCTTATGTTGCAAGATATATTATGAAGAAGATTAATGGGGTTACCATCAACGAGAATCATGAAGTAGTTGATGCGGGTGCCCATTATCAATATTGTGATTTAGAGACTGGAGAGATAATTCAGCGAAAGCCTGAATTTAACAAGATGTCTTTGAAGCCTGGAATTGGTCAGACTTGGTTGGATAAGTACATGTCAGATGTTTATACAACTGACTCGGTTGTGGTGCGTGGCAAGAAGTGCCGTCCACCACGTTTTTATGATAATAAGTTTAAGTTGAAGTTTCCTGAAGAGTTCGATATGATTCAGTTTGCAAGGGAGATGGAAGGTCGATCCCGCGCTGAGGACAACACGCTTGAGCGCCTTGCTGTAAAGGAAAAGGTAGCGTTGGCTAAGTTGTCATTGTTAAAACGTACTATTTAAGGAGTTTTTATGAAAATGGTTGTTGTTTCTATTAAAGATACAGCTGCAGACGCTTTTGGTCGTCCAGCTTTTGTTGCAAGCGAAGGCGTAGCAGTACGTCAGTTTCAGGATGAAGTTAATCGCAATTCGATGATAATCAGTTATATAAGCATCCTGATGATTTTCATTTGTATTATTTAGGTCTTTTTGACGATGCTACAGGTAAGTTTGAACTACTGGAAATCCCTAAGTTGGTAGCTCGTGCAAAAGAGGTTATGATTCGCGAAGGCGAGTAAGGTTTTTTATATACCGGATTACTAGCTCATTAAATGAGCTAGTAGTTCGGAATTTCGGGAGATAGTTATGCATCGCAATAAGTCTGTTAGTTCTCATTCGTTTGCTATGGTTCCTAAAGCGGATATTCCCCGCTCTAGTTTTGATACGCAATACGTTCATAAGACCACTTTTGATAGTGGTTACCTTGTTCCTATTTACTGTGATGAAGTTCTTCCGGGAGATATGCACAACGTTAAGGCAACATTGTTTGCTCGTTTGGCTACTCCGCTATTTCCTGTTATGGATAATCTTCATCTTGATACTTTTTTCTTTTTCGTTCCCAATCGTTTAGTTTGGACGAATTGGGTTAAGTTTATGGGTGAACAAACTAACCCCGGTGATTCTATTTCTTATGTGATTCCACAGATTACTTCCCCAGAAGGTGGTTATGCTGTTGGTTCTATTTTCGATCACTTTGGTTTGCCTACTGCTGGTCAGATTACTGGTTCTAATACTGTTACTCATAATGCTTTACCACTTCGTGCTTTTAATTTAATTTATAACGAATGGTTTAGAGATGAGAATCTTCAAGATTCTTTAACTGTTAACACTGGTGATAGTGGTGATGATGTTGGTGATTATTCTTTAGTTCGTCGCGGTAAGCGTAAAGATTATTTTACTGGTGCCTTGCCTTGGCCTCAGAAAGGCGAAGCTGTTACATTACCTATAGGTTCTTCTGCCCCTATTAAGACTACTGCTCCTTCTTCTTCTTCTACTGGTCAGTTATCTATACTTAATACTTCCAATGATTATGTCAAAATGGGTACTGATACTACTCGTTTATTTTTGACTAGTGAAGCTGGTTCAGAAGGTAATTCTTTATTTGCTGATTTGTCTGAGGCTACTGCTGCAACTATTAATCAGTTGCGTCAGTCTTTCCAAATTCAACGTTTGTTAGAGCGTGATGCTCGTGGTGGTACTCGTTATACCGAGCTATTACGTGCTCATTTTGGTGTAACTCCTCAAGATTATCGTTTACAACGTCCTGAATATATTGGTGGAGGTTCTACTTATGTCAACGTTAACCCTATTGCTCAAACAAGTGCAACTTCAATTTCTGGTGGTGCTACTCCGCTTGGTAACTTGGCTGCAATGGGTACTGCGCTTGCTAGTGGACATGGTTTTACGTACCATGCTCAAGAACATGGGTACATAATTGGTCTTTGTAACGTCCGTGCTGATTTAACTTATCAGCAAGGTTTGCCTAAGATGTGGTCTCGTGAGACTCGTTATGATTTTTACTTCCCTGTTTTTGCTCATTTAGGTGAGCAAGCTGTTCTTAATAAAGAGATTTATGTTACTGGTACTTCCACTGATGATGATGTATTTGGTTATCAGGAACGTTGGGCTGAGTATCGTTATAAGCCAAGTCAAATTACAGGTTTGTTTAAGTCTACTTCTGCTGGTACTATTGATGCTTGGCATTATGCTCAGAAATTTACTTCTTTACCTACTTTGAATAGTACTTTTATTCAGGAAACACCTCCTGTTGAGCGTACTACTGCTGTTGGTTCTGCTGCTAATGGTCAGCAATTTTTAATGGATTGTTTTTTCGATTGTAAGATGGCTAGACCTATGCCTATGTATAGTGTTCCGGGTCTGATTGATCATTTCTAAGACATTTCCCCCCATGAATAATGGGGGGACAACAACCGAAGGGCGTTAGTATGGGTTTATTTGATGGTGGTTCTCCCATGGATTTTATTAGTCCTGCTATTTCTATTTGGAATGCAGAACAAAATCGTGGTTTACAGTCAGATATTGCCAGTGGCAATTGGTCGCAAGCTGATACAAATCGTGCTTGGCAGACTGATATGTCTAATACGGCTTATCAACGTATGGTTAAGGATTTAAATGCTGCTGGTTTAAGTCCTATGTTGGCGTATTCTAAAGGTACTGCATCTACTCCATCAGGTAGTGCTGGTAGTGCTTCTGCTAGTGGTTCTAGTATTGAGACTCCTCAAGTTGGTCAGACTAGTTTAAGAGCTGCTCAAGCTGAAGCTGCTAGAGAGCAAGCTGAAGTTGCTCGTTCTACTACTATTGTTAATTCTGCTTCTGCTGAAAAGTTAAGAGCCGAGACTGCTAATATTAATCAGGATACTGAAAACAAGCGTTTGTATCCCGGTATGAATGAGGCTGAAATTAAGGAGTTGTATGCTCGTGCTGGTCAGCATGGTGCTAGTTCTTCTCAGCTTATGGAGGTTATTAAGAATTTATCGCAAGAGCGTAAATTAAATGAACCTCGTGAGAAGTTTATTGAAGAGAATCCTACTGTTTCCAAGTATATGCATCCTATTCAGGAGTCATTACGTACTATATTTGAAGGATTAGGTTTATTGCGTGGCACTTCTGCCATGCCTAATGTTATGAAGATGCAGAAAGGCAGATAATGACTAAAGTTTTTGTTCGAAATCCTTATAATTATGATAAGGATGAAGTTTCTAATGATACTGGTTTATTTTGTCAAGACAAAAGTCTTGCGCAACAACACATGAAGGATGAATGTGATATCAATGTTATTGTTGAGCGTTTTGGTGTTACTGGCAGAGTGCCTGTAACGCAATTTGAGCCCACTTATGGCGATTTTACAGGCGTGAGTGACTATCACGCTGCTTTGAATAAAATTAATGCGACTGAGGAGCGTTTTATGTCCCTTCCTGCTAAGATTAGGGCCAAGTTTGAACATGATCCATACAAACTTGTTAATTTTCTTATGGATGAAGCCAATCGCTCTGAAGCGATTGAGCTTGGTTTGATTAATGGTGAATACACTGCTAAAGTGGTATTACCAGAGGCGGTTTTAGAACCGAAGGATCCGGCGTAAGCCGGAAGCACAGTTACTTTACTTGATGTAACTGTGCTAGGTGACACCAATACTTAACTTTTACTACGGAGTGCTACGATGAAGATGTTACATAGAAAACCAATGAGCAAGCATGGCGCAGCGAAAAAATTTCGTCGTGGCGTAAGCAAGACGAAAGCATTAAATATGCGTACTTCTCCACAACGTGGTGGTTTTAGGTTGTAATTTATGGCGTGTTATAAGCCGTTAACGGCTTATCAATGCGCTGACAAATCTATAATTTGGCGTGAAATACCGGGTGCTGACGTAGTCCGCACCTTATCGTTGCCTTGTGGACAGTGTGTTGGTTGTCGCCTTGAACGCTCACGTCAGTGGGCGGTCAGATGTATGCATGAGGCACAAATGCATACTGATAATTGTTTTATAACGCTTACTTATGCTCCTGAGCATATTAAGGAAGCTAAAGATTTATCTTTAAATTATGAGCATTTTCAATTGTTTATGAAAAGGCTTAGGAAGCGTTTTACTGGTAAAACGATTCGATTTTATATGGCAGGTGAATATGGTGAGCTTAGGGATCGTCCTCATTTCCATGCTTGTATCTTTGGGCTTGATTTTGAAGATAAGAAGTTTTTCCAAAGAACGCAGACTGGGTCTATCTTATATACGTCAAAGATACTTGAAGAACTTTGGCCGTATGGCTATAGTTCTATTGGTGATGTCAATTTTGAATCTGCTGCTTATGTTGCGCGATATATTATGAAGAAAGTTAACGGTAAACCCCGTTTAACTGAAGATGGTCAGTTTATTGACCCTATGGCGCATTATGAATATTGTGATATTGAGACTGGTGAGTTAATTCAGCGTCAGCCTGAATTTAACAAGATGTCTCTTAAGCCTGGCATTGGTCAGGCTTGGTTTGATAAGTACATTTCGGACGTATACCCGTCCGATGTTGTTGTGGTTCGTGGTAAAAAGACACGACCACCTCGTTTTTATGATGGTAAGTTTAAAAAATTGTTTCCAGAAGAGTTTGATGAGATACAATTTAAGAGAGAACATGAAGGTCGTTCTCGATATGAAGATAACACTTTACAGCGTTTGGCAGTAAAGGAAAAGGTCGCTTTGGCTAAGTTATCGCTTTTAAAACGTAAGATTTAAAGGAGTTTTTATGAAGATGGTTATTGTTTCAATTCTTGATACTGCAGCTGGTGCTTATGGTCGTCCAGCTTTTGTTGCATCTGAAGGTGTTGCTATTCGTCAGTTTCAAGACGAGGTAAATCGCAGACACGAAGATAATCAGTTGTATAAGCATCCAGATGATTTTCAGTTGTATTACATTGGTACTTTTGATGACAATTCTGGTGGTATGGATTTGTTAGCTAGTCCTAAGTTAATTAGTCGTGCTAAGGATGTTATGATCCGTGATGATGATAGTTCTAAGTTAGGTGATTATTAAGGTTTTATTAAACCGCTCTATTTGGTAACAAATAGGGCGGAATTTTTTCGGGAGAGTATTTATGCACCGCAATAAGTCAGTAAGTTCGCATTCTTTTGCAATGATTCCTAAGGCGGAAATTCCTCGCTCTAGTTTTGCTACACAGTATGTCCATAAGACT